AGCACCTATAGGGATGCAATTGATGCTATTAAAGAGTTTGAACTTAACCAAACCAATATAACAGGTGCAATGCAATTGCTTGAAAGAGATTTTGCAAATGGTGTTATTACACTAGATCAATTTGGCATCGCAATGCAAGGCATGGGTGCAAACATGGACGATATACAAAATCGTTCAATTGCACTTGGACTAACTCTAACAGAATCATTTGAAAAAGCAGGTGATGGACTTGCTCGTGGACTTGCAAGAGGCATTGCACGTGGCGAAGGTATTATGCAATCGTTCAAGAACTTCATGCAAAGCATACTGGAAGAAATACTTTATCAGATTATCCAACAAGCGTTTATCAAACCTCTTATCTCTAGCATGACACAAGGCTTGAGCTCAGCGTTTGGTGCATTTAGCGCAGGTGGTGCAAGTGCATTTGGTGGTGGATTGTTTGGTGGAGGCGGTGGCTTCCTGGGCGGACTATTTGGAATTGGTAGAATGTTCTTAGGCTTTGCTGATGGTGGTGTTGTGCCTGGTCAAGTAACCAAAGGCGACAGTGTTCCAGCACTTTTAACGCCAGGTGAAGTTATATTAAATAAGAGACAACAAGCAGACTTTGCAAGCATGGGTAACAGTGAACCAATTACGGTTAACTTTAACATCAATGCAATCGATACACGTAGTGGAACAGAATTTATTCTGCAAAACAAAAAACAGATTACAAGTGTTATTCAACAAGCATATAACACTAGAGGCCAACAAGGACCATTAGGATAAAACATGAGTAACGTATTCAAATACCCAAATGAAAGTGGAACAAACTTTATTAATCCAGATGACAGTATATTACTAGGTGCACTGAATAGAGCAAACACTTTCTTAAATGGCGGCAATGATAATAACACACCATACGCAGGTGCTTATCTTGGCAACGGAACAAGAATGTCAGGATTGCCAGATAGAACACCAGAAGGTGCACTAAGACATGTAAGTCGCTTTAGAGGTTATTATGGTGTTGCAAGCGGTTTAGGTTTAGATGGTTATCCAACTTATGATGCTATTTGGCAAATGCCTGCAATCTATTGCTATTTTCATGTAATTAAGTTTGGTATTGACAATGCTTATCCAAATCCAAGCACAGGCACACTTACAATTGAAACATTTAGACAACATGGTGTAACACACTTATCTCCTATTCCAAGTTTTACAACAACTGCTACACACGGTATGGGCAATAGCAGTTTCAAATACACAGATACTATTCCAGATAGAACAGATTTGCTGTTTGATTTTAGTGGGTTCGATACTGCTGTTCCAGGTGAATGGGGTAACTATCTTAATGGTAACAGTTATTATATAAAAGTTATTGATGAACAGAAATTAGAACTTTATACTGACAACGCAAGAACTACTCCAGTTAACATTGGACCTAGTGGTCTAAATTGGAGTGCTTACACTAGCGGCGGATTTGCTGTAATTGCAACAGGTCAAGATGGCAGTTTTCAACTGTTAAGTGCTACTTTCTATGACCAAAGCAATAAAAGATATAGTGCATATGATAAAGATTACTACAGTGGCGCTGGCAACAGTGTTAACAGTGATTTTGGTGCACAGGTTGTAGGTGCACGACCAGGCTTTTATGTAAGTTCAAGTAATACAAGCACCAGTAGTTTCTTATCCAATGCCGTTGTTGATTATGATGATTATGTAGGCACTTGGCAATATGATAGTGATTTCAATCCTGATTTAACAATTGTTTGTAGCGGTGACGGTTCACCACTAACAAGCGTAGGTGCAAATGGTTGTGTTACAGGTGTAACTCTTAATCCAGAACTTGCTGGATTAATGAATGCAGGCGGCACTGCTGCTAGTCCTTTTGCTGATTATTCAGAATGTTTAGTTTTTGTTGATACAAATCCAGCAGATACTGCAGCTGGATATAATTTTGCTGTTAATAATATTACACAAGCAAGTCCTGCAGTAGTTACATTTACAAATAGTATCGTTGATCAAAGTGCAAATAGCAATGCCGCCAATAGTAAGACTTTCACGGGTATTGTTGGTATGACAGAACTTAATGGTAAGTTTGTATATCTAAAACAAACCAGCCACAACAGTGCGGAACTTTACGAAAATGCAGCTTGCACTACACCAGTAGATAGCACAGGTTTCACTGCTTATACTAGCGGCGGTGTTTTACAGGATTTTGATGATAACATTTTCGATCAAGTCACAACATTTAATGCAACATATTTGGGCAGAAATGTCAGTGGCGAATACCAAAAATTTGCTCCATTATCACTAGATTTTGAAAATGTAGGCAGTTCAGATCAGTTGTGGCCAACTGATGTTAGCCCTGCTAAGATGAATGTTACAATAATTCATCCAACACGCAGAACATATGGACAAGATTTAACACGTTATACTAATAGCACAGGTGCTTTTGGTTACCGTTTAAGTTTAACATACAACAATATTAGCACTGAAAATTGGCGCAAATTTGATAGCTTTATTAAGCAAATGCGTGGAAGTGGCGCACCATTCCTGTTTAATTATGGTTCTCCCATTGATGGCAATGGTTATCAATTGTTTACAACCTCAACAGACACAGTTAATGTTTGGAATGGTAGTAAACCCAAAACAGCAAAACAAGTAGTTGCGGGCGATGCGGCTGTATTTTTTACTGGATTTAAACCAGATATAGCCCCGGGTGCTGCTGATAGTATAGTTTGCAAAGACGGTGAAGTATTCACTGGATTGCACACATATAGAAGTAGATTCACTCCTAACAATGTAGCGTTTGCAGGTGGACAATTTGAAACTAACCAATTTGGCGAAGCAATAATTAGATTTACAGCACCAGCAAAAGATGCTATAGGTGTATTGTCAAATGTAATTCAACCTTTTACTGGTTACGGATATGCAACATGTATGTTAGTTGATGATGATGTAGAATTTGATTTTCACCCAACAGGAAACTTTGTAAGTTTCAAAGTAGATATGGACGTGGTATAATGACAGAACAGTATTACAGAGACGAACCTAAAGAAATAGAAATTACAGGGTTAGAATTATATCTAACACAACACAGCAACGAATCTTTTAAATGGGGCTGGACAGATTGTAATACTTTTATTGTAGAATATGTTGACTGGTTAACTGGATCAAACATATTGAACGAAGTTAGAGGCAAATATTGGGATGCAAAGAGCGCATTTCGATTTACAAGAGATTATAAAAAATTAGATGCTGGACTTGAAGAAGCAGGATTTTTGGAAGTTGATACTCCTGATATTGGCGATGTTGTCACTTATGAAAAAAATGGTTTTGTTTGTGGTCACATTTATGGTTTCAATCGTGTGCACAGCATGGACATGGATCATGGTTATTTGTCTATTCCTACTGATCGTATAAATTGGGCAGATCCAAAAATAAAAATCTGGAGATATAATGGCTAACAGAAATATGGATGCCAATACACAGGCAGAAATTGATAAAAACAATATCACAGGTTTTGAATTACTGGAGATTGAATTAGATGATGGGACTCATCGTTTTACCAACGGCCCCTGGGATACAACTTATGATGGCAATACTTACCAAGCTCTTGGAAACTTTTTAGGGTTTAGTGATGTTCAAGAAAACACACAAATGCAAATTGCAGAACTAACAATTACTCTAACAGGCTTAAGACAAGAAGATTTTGGATATTTTGTTGATACAAATTTTATTGATCGTCCAGTAAGAATATATCGTCAATTATGGAACGATGGAATAGTTGGCACATTTAAGATATTCGAAGGTCGTTTTAGTAATGCTGCATGTGAAGATGATGGTGAACAACTCACTGTAGGCGGAACCGCCGCAAATCAATTTGTAGACTTTGAACGAACAGCAGGCAGACGCACAAACGATGACGAGCAACAATTTTTTTATCCAGGAGATAAGTTCTTTGAGTTTTCAAAAGAGGTCTTAAAGGAAATCAAGTGGGCACCATAAAGGACGAGAGTAAATGGCAGTAGCACTTCCTATTTTAGGTGGCATTGGAGCAGGTGCAGCAGGCTTCTTTGGTATTACATTAGCAGCAACATCACTAACAGCAATCCTGATCGGTGGTTTGATTGTTGTTGGTGCAGCACTTCTTATAACTAAAATGATGAAACAACCAACACGTCAGGATCCTGGCATGTTGGTAAACAAAAATAGTAATAATGATCCAATACCAGTTGTATATGGTGAGCGTAGAGTGGGTGCAACAAGAACGTTTATGCGCAGTGCAGCCGCAGATGGCAGTGCTGGAACAGAATACTTGCATATCGTATTCACAATTTGTGAAGGGCCCATCGAAAGTATTGAAAAAATATTCTTTAATGACGTTGAAGTTTGGGACGTTAGCACTGGTATTAGCACTAGTGCTGGACCAGATAATATTGACTACAGTGGTCTCCTAGAAATAACAAATTATCTTGGAAACCAAACCACTGCAGATGCGAACCTTGTGAGCCGTTTTACAGAATGGACAAGTGCCCATGTTGGTAATGGCATTGTATATTCTTATATTAGATTTAAGTATGACCGTGATGCATTTAGTGGTCTGCCCACGGTTACATTCCAAGTAAAAGGACGCAAGGTTCGTGATGTAGATAACTTAGCTGGCGCTGAAGCATATTCAAAAGATCCTGCAGATATTCTTTGTGATTATCTAACACATCCAATATATGGTAGAGACTTTGATGACAGTTTATTGGATATCACCAGTTTCCAGGATGCACAAGATTATTATGAGCAAACTCACGCATATTTGAGTGCACCTAAATACATATTGGATGGTGCATTAAGCACTGAAGATACCACATATGATAATACACTACGCATACTTGCATGTTGTAACAGTGCGTTGATATTCAGCAATGGACGATATAAATTGATACCATTTAAAACTGGCAACAGCACTGATACAATTACTGAAAGTCATATTATTGATACCTGGAACATGAGTTTTGGCGACAAAAAGAATCGCTTTAATCGTGTTAAAGTTCGCTTCACAAATGAAGATGACGATTATCAACAAGGCAGTGTTGTTGTAGAGAATAGCACGTTTAAAACTGCTGACAATAACTTGGTTCTACAAAAAGAAATTGGTTTAGATTTGGTTGTAGATCCAGATCGTGCAAAATTAATTGGTTATGAATTAATGAAGCAATCACGCTATGATACAACTGTAGAACTAACATTGCCGCATACAAAACAAACTATAGAGCCCATGGACATTGTTACATTCGAGCATCCATATTTGCCAGATGATACACCAACATTGTATAGAGTTTTAGATGTAAAATTACGTGCTGATGGCTCATTAATCGTGCAAATGCAACAATATAATGCAGGTGTTTATACCGAAGAGGATCCAGCAACGCTATGAGTAAGATTGTTATCAACAAAGATTTTAATTACGTTAGTGACGCTGGTGACATTATCACTACCCTTAATGGGCTTAGTGATGTTACAATTACCAGTGCGGCTGATGGCCAAATATTAGTTTACAATGGTTCAAGCAGTAAATGGGAAAATGTTAATAACACTGAAATAACTGCCTTAAACGCACTAAGTGACGTTACAATCACTACTCCTAGTGATGAACAATTCCTACGTTATGATAGTGGCACCAGTCAGTGGGTTAACGAAACAATTACAATATTAACTGACATTACTGGTGAAAGCATTTGGGATTTATCAGATGTTAGCACTAGTGGACGTGTTACTGGTGGTGTATTGCATTACAACGGCACTAATGTTGTTGCTACATCTTTATTAGATTTGGATGTGAGTATTGGTTCAACACTGTTATCGGGTCAGAACAACAAAACATTAACACTTAAACCTGCCAACACTACAGCAGGTCAATCGCCAGGGCTATGGCTATTAGCTAATCAAACACAGCCTAGTAATGGATACTTAACTGGAACTATATATAGTGGTGTTACTGGAACCAGTGGTTATGGTAATAATACTATAGAGTTTAAAGGCAACTCTTTCGGCAACGGAGGTATGTATTTTAGTGTTACAAATAACACAGTAAACACCCTATACTTACAAATAACCGGCGGCAACGTTGAAGTTGTTAATTC